CTACCAACTTAACTTCTTTCTTTGCATCAAGAAGTTCGTTTTCAAAAAACGCAACAGCAGCAGGTATTTTACCTACGTCACGACTTACTTCACTATACCAACCCATTACTCACTCCACTCGTTGTCTTCGTCATCGTATGTTTCTTCGTTGTCTTCATCTAGATAATAAGATATTGCTTCATCTAGGTGATTATCATTGCCCAGAAGTTCTTTCAATTGATGATCATCAATTCCGTGATCAGCTAATAAATCAACAAACTTCTCGGCAACTAATTCGACTTGTTTCTTGTCCACATACTCTTTGAACAAATTCCAAACGTCTACCGCCTGATCCAATTCCATAATTACTCCTCTGTAACAGTTTCTTCTAGTGTTTCTTCTAGTTCTGCTTCAGAGGTATTTACCACGGATTGCTCTTTTATCACATAATCAGCCATGACAATGTCTAGCTTCTCACCTGTCCAAGCCTTACGGTACTCTAACATTTCAGTGCCATCAGAAGTGATATATTTCAATCTGTTGCCTTGCTTTTCAATAACACCTTTTGCTTCGAAAAGTTCAACAATACCACTGTATGGGTTCATGCCAGTTTCGTATGGAATCTTAACCTGTACACCTTCAAACGGTTTTGCGTAACGTGTTTTCATTACCTTACAGCCAGCACGGATACCCATAACTTGACTGATCTTATTACCGTCTGCATCTTCTTTGAGCTTCATCTTCTTCATTGCTACAACAATACTAGAAGCGTATATAAAGCCCTGTCCACCACTTATTTTATCGTCTGGATCAAACATATCCTGTGACGCATAAGTGTGATTAGTACAAACTAAGCCTACGTTGTGGGCACCAATCATGTTAACAGTATTACGGACTAATGAAGTTAGTGCTTTAGGCTTACGACCCATATCACCTTTCATGTCACACTTGTTAAACTGATCAACATCAGTTGGTGTTAATAGCATGCCAAGTGAGTCAATTACAAATAATACTTTAGGACGATCTTCCTCATCCATTGCTTTGTAATCAATCATAAACGTACTAATAGTTTTAGCAACGTCATCGATCATACTCATACTTAATTTTAGAAGCTTCGATTCGTCACAGTCGACTCCTAGTGCTTCTAGCCATGCTTGATCAAGTGCATTTTCTGTATCAATTAAGACTACATAAATGCCTTGTTCTTGTGCGTGTCTTACAATATTACCTGCCGCAAAATAACTTTTGCCTGCGCCAGACTCTCCTGCAAACACTGTTACCTTTCCTAGTGGTACACCTTTGTCAAAGTCTCCACTAATAAGATAGTTTAGTGCGTACGAACCAGTACTAATCCAATCTGTAGGATCATTAAAACCTGAGCTCATACCTTGGATTGACTTTGTTAAGTCTTTCCTAAATTTACTTACATCGAATGATTTAGCCATTTCTTCTCCTGTATAAAAAGTTGCTTCTACTAACGTTTGGAACGTTGACAGGTAAACCTTGAATCTCTGTTACCGGGTTAGTTAGTAGAAGCTATAATGTTATTATTACTGTTGACGACTTCTAATCATTGCTAGAATGTCACTTGCATTACCTTCGGGTGCAGGAGCCGCTTCAGCTGCTGGAGCTACTGGTTCAGCCACTGGTGCTGGCGCTGCTTCTGCTACAGGAGCAGGTGTTGCAGGTGCTGATGAACGTGAAGTTGCTGTTGCGTTTGCACTTGCAGCTACTTGTGGATCACCTGTACGTGCTTGCATACCTGCAGGACGGAAGTAATTACTCCAACGTTCTGCATCATATGCTTCACCATCTACTGATGCTTCAAACATTTCTTGCATCACTTTGATTTCAATCTCGCCTGGCGGTGTAGTTAAGAAGTCACTTAAATTAAACAGTCCGTGTGTGTTGACTGCATTCATCTGTGCATCATCTAATGGACGCTCTCTACGTGCCCAATTACTTGTGCCATAGTCTGCATATCCACCTTTTGTTGTTTTGTTAAGACGGAAGTCTACACCAGCAGTATAATCTGTTGGTAATTCTTCCATGTCAGGATCCATAAGTGCTTGCTTAATAATTTGGAAAATCTGTGGTCCAATAATAAACCTACGAATTGGATTCTCAGGTGTGCTATCGTCCGTTAGTGGATTGTCAGCGACAAAGCCTTGGAAGATGTATGAACGTTTCTTCCAATATTTACGACCCATATCTTCCAATGATGGATCTTTAAACCAACCACGTACCTCTTGTAGAATTGCACAGCTCTCGCCATACATTTCCATACATGGTACTTGTACCTGTACTGGGCGTGAGTCAGTCTCACCTTTAATACCCGCAAATGGAAGTTTGATCATCAAACGTTCTTTCCAAAAGAAAGTGTTTGTATCATCTCCATCAGGAAGGAAACGTAGAGTTGCACTCTCGCCTTCTTTGATATTCCAAAATGGGTAAATTGCGTTGTCGCCGCCGCCGCTTTGTGAACCACTTGAACGTGATTCTTGTTCTTTCAGTTTTGCTCTGATTTCTGCTAGTGATGCCATAATTTAATGCCTCCTATATGCCTTATATGGTTTTTTATGTGCCTAGTTAAAGTGTAACACATGTAGTACATGTTACACTCTTTTATTTATAAAGTCAAGTGTTTTCTTAACTTTATTTTGAAT